TTCATGCCGTCGAGACGCTTCCACAGCTCATCGAGTGGAAGAATAGCCTCTGCACTGCTTCCCTCGCCTACAAGATGGTTGAACCCGTTGACGCTTGTCAGGAGAGTCGGCTGTGTGAAAATACCACCCGTTGCGTGCTTGCTCTTCTTGCTCGTTTTCTTCTTGGAAGTTTTCTTCTTGCTCGTTTTCTTCTTGGAGCTTGAGCTTCCACTGGACCCAACATCAACATTACCTGTAAAGATGGACCCTAAATTGATCGGGAACCAGCTCCGCACAGTATCGATAATGCTGAGAATCTTGTCCTTTGCCCACTTGAATGGTGCAACGATGGCATCCCTGGTCGCCTCCCAAGCGTTTATAGTGGCATTCTTGACAGCGTTCCAAGCATACCTAATGTTTTCATACAGATTGAGAGCTGTGGCCTTTATCTTGTCCCAGTTCTTGTAAAGAAAAACTCCGGCAGCGACCACTGCACCGATCACAGCGATGATTGGCAGGAGTGATCCGGATGACAACAGCCCTACCGCAGAACTAACGGAGCTGACCAGTCCGATAATTTTGCTTATGGATCCGGCGAGTGTACCCAGTATCACCAGTACAGGTCCGATCGCAGCTGCGACCATGCCCACCAGTGTGATTATCTTCTGCGTCTTTGGTGACAGCGTATCGAACTTCTGTATCCACGTTGTCACTTTCTGAATTAGCGGAGTTATGATCGGAAGCAGATTCTTTCCGATCGATGTCGCGAGGTCCTGCACTGATGCTTTGAACATCTTGGTGCTGTTAGCCGTGCCGTTACTTGTACGCGAGAAGTCGCCCTGTGCGTCCTTCGTCTTGTCCATGACATAGTTGTAACGGAGCATCGTTTTCTCTGTCTGCGACATCTCTTTCCAAACGAGGCCCTGATCAGCAGCGAACTTCTGCAGGTTGGTGTCGGTCATTACTACGCCGAATTTCTTCAGCGCCTCCGACTCTCCGGTAAAGATTCCCTCGAGAGCCTTTGCCGATTCTTCTGTGCTTGTATTGAAGTATGATCCCAAATCAGCAGACAGGCCGGCGAGTGATGTGGACATCTTTGCCGACTGCTTTTCAGACAAGCCGATACCTTTGCCCAACGCTCCGAATGCGGATGCAGCCTCTGTAGCCTGAACCTTCGACATACCATACGATTCAAGCGCGGAGTCCGACCACTTCTTTACCGAATCAGCATTCTTTCCGAATGCGACATCGAGCTTGTTCAGATTCTCCTCATAGTCTGACGCATACTTCGCTGCTGCCGTGTATCCGGCCACGATCGGAGCTGTGACCTTTGTGGTCAGTGTCTTACCCGCTTCAGTCATCTTGTCTCCGATTGCCTGGAGTTTTTTTGAAAGTGCGGTCAGATCTGCCTGGCCAAGCTTGATGATCTGTGAGTGGAATGCCTTTGCCTGTGATTCAGACTCGATCAGCTCCCGCTTCAGTCTGTTGACCTCTTCGGCGGAAAGCTGGATCTCACCCGAGTCGACCCGCTTCAGCGTATCCCGCAGGAGATCTGCCTTTTCTTTTGCCTCGTCAAGCTTCTTACGCAACAGCTCCGACTTCTGACGAATCAGCTCGACATTTGTCGGGTTGAATTTGAGCGCTCTGTCGACGGCTTTAAGATCAGTGTTGAGATTCTTGGTCTCTTTGTTGATTTTCCCTAAGGCCTTGTCCAGCTTAGTTGTATCGCCACGGAATTCAATTGTTATACCTTTGATCTTGCCTCCGCTCGCCATGTTCTCTCCTATCCTGCAAAAGCGTCGATGTCCGCTTGCGTTGCCTTTCGGCTTCGACCGGTCCTCTCTGCTTTTTCTGCTTTCTCCTCTGCTCTGCTTTGCCTCTCATCGTAGGCCACTGCGAAGTCATATATTTGGCCCACAGTCATGCGACGCATCTCCGTCAGCGTTATTTTTCTTTCGAGTCCTGAGAGGATAACGTCATCGATGCTAATGTCGGCTGATTCTTCTGAATGGTCTCGCCCAGCGTCCTCAGCCTCTTCAAGTTTTTTGAGCTTACAAAGCCCTTAAATGCCAGTTCATAAATCGCCGGAGCGATCTCGTCCAGCGGGAACACCTCGAACTGTCTCAGCCACTGCTTCGGAGGATCGATACTCTCGTCCGCTGCCTTTGCCATCGCCCAGGTGATATTGATCACTGTGGTCATCAGGTCCGTCTGCATGAGCGGGATCATGATGTCCAGTGTGTTACCCTCGAGCGCACTGAGTACAGTTTCGAGCGTCAGCGTTTCACCTTCCATGTTGCCAGCGATCGTAGCGAGTCCCTCCGCTATTCCAGCGATGAGTGGAACGTGCTCCCTCAGCGGATCTCCGCCGAACTGGTCTCTATATTCCAGGCACCAAGCTGCATTGTTGTTAAGCTTAATGCGCTTATCTCCGATTTCTATTACTTTTTCCACGGTGTATTCCCTCCATATATAGAAACAAGAGGCGGAACTTTACGCCCCGCCTCACCCAATTTTGCTATGGCGCAAACTCCGGAGCCGTCGGTGCAGTAAACAGAGTTGCATAACCTGTATCAGTTGGAGCAAATACGGCCTTTGTAACCCCGGTTCCATTGTCACCGATAACAGTGACGCTGAGAGTCTCAGTTACAGGCTCTTTGCTCTCCTCGATCGTGTTGTACTCTCTGTTGATTCCGCCAAGAGCACAGTTGTAGAAGATTGCCTTTCTATGCTCTTTGTCACCTTCGAACTCAAATGCGACATAAACGTTAGGTTTTGTTGCATTCTTTACAGTTGCAAGTCCACCCGATGTAAGCTCTCTGTATCCGAGGAACTGAGTCTTGAACTCATCGTCAAAAATCGCTACCTCGAGATCGCCCTCGAATGTGCCTCCGGTGTACCCTGACCAGTACTTGACGTTATCAGCATAGAAGTCGGTTTTTTCACTGTCCTCATCCATCGAGAAGCTCACAGCTCCCTCCTGGTGGTAAGGTGTACCCATAGTGACTACTCCCTGATCGTCTACTGTATAGGTTCCAACGTGGAGATTGCATATTCCAAATTCAACCTTATTCTTTGCCATTTGCGTTCTCCTTAAATGTAATAGTAGATTACGAACACGCCCTCATCCTCGATGTAGACGTCCTCGCTCTTGTCATACAAAAAGCCATTGTCGAGCAGTGCTGTCTCAATGGCTTCCTCGTTTGATTCGTTTTTAGTTGTGAAGTAGTATTCCACCTGATAGGTGTTCTGCTTCCAGTAGTGCGTATTGTCCGCTTCGAAGACGTCCTGCCCATTACCGATATACACGATATACGGCGGAGACTGCTTCTTCTTGAAATGACTGTACGCACACGGAAGGCCGGTGCTCTGTAATGTTTGGAATATTGTCATTTGAGCTCCTTCATGATTTCTTCTACAAGGGCCTCGGAAGCCCACTCTTCAACAGGAGCAATGTGCTTGATCCCGCTGGTGCGTCCGTAGGTTCCTTTCTTGTTCTTGATTACATGACCATTCTCGAGCAGGTGAGTCAGCTGATAATCTGTCTTGTTGTGGACGATTATCTCCATATCGCTGACCTTTTTAGCTGTCCAACCTTTTGCATAGTCTCCCGTCTTTCGTGGTGACGTACTGCGGAGTTTGGAGACAGATTCCTTAGAGACCTTCTTGATCCCTTTTATACCCGCCTCGCGGACTTCCTCGTCTACATCAGCCAGGACATCTTGCATTTGGATTTCGACGCTGCCGGTCTTAGTCATTATGAACACGCTCCTCACATATCAGAGATATTCCGTCACGCTGGGCGCTCCAGTCCACTCTGATCACGCTGTATTCTTTGCCCTCAAACTCCAAGACCTTCTGTCCGTCATAGTCCTCTCTGTTGGACAGATAGAACGTAACAGACGGATGGATCCCGAGCTGTGCGGCATTATAGAATTCAGACTGATACACGCTGCGGGGCTGAACGAATACTTCAGTTTCCGTTATCGTAAGAACTTCGTTCCCGTATTCGTCGTATGTTGATACGCCATAAGCTTTAAGAGTTGCAACGCTGTCATACATTACGCCTCACCCCAATTCGTGTATCCTGTCGCAGTTGAAAGTTGTGCCTTCTGCTCGTCATATGACTTCTTGAAGCGGTCATACTCGTCTACAACACCGAAGTTCATGATGCAGTATGTAGCGATCGCTTGAGCAACAAGCTCGTCATATTCAGCAGGGATTTCCACACCAGCGATGCCGAGATCCATCTGCGCAGCTGTGATCAGATGCGGAAGCTGGGTCTCGTCAAATGCGACTGACTTGATTCTTATTGACTGCTTCACAAGCGGAAGAATTGTTTCAACTGTTATCATGTCATTACCTCACAACTATTTCTTCTTGGCTGCCTTCTTCGGAGCTTTCTTCTCCTCAGTTACAGCCTCCGCCCATCCCAGATCGATAAGCGTGAGGCCGTGTTCCGCACTTGCCTCGAACACGGAACCGGCCTCGTATTTCTTAGCATCGAACAGGATGTCTGTCTTTGCCTTGAGCTTCATTAAGCGATGTAAGCAGCAGCCTTGGTCTTACGGAGGCAACCCTCAGCTCTCATGTATCCACCGATTACGAACTGTGCGTTCTTTGCGTCTCTCTCGGACTCAACCATTGTGTCCTGAATAACGTTCAGTACGAACAGCTTAGGATCAACTACAGTAACCTTAGTTGCAGCGTTGTCCTTCTTGATCTCAACGCCAAGTGCAGCAGCTGCATTGAACGGTGAACCGCTCTGGATAGCTCCAACGATCTCATAGTACGAAGCAGATGGAGCGTAAACGACTGCATTGCCCTGTGTAGCAAGTGCGAGTGCGGCTTTGAGGTTATCGAATACTGTTGAACCACTTGCCGGAGTTACCTTCTGTGCATTACCGGCATCAGCCAGAATCCTTGCGAATACGTCCTTAGCGAGTGCTTCGCCGATAGCGTCAGCAACTTCTCTAACAAGGAATCTTTCCATAGCACCCTGGCTCATCTTTGCCTCTGCATAGGAAAGAGTTACGTATGTGTGATAGTCAGCGCCTACGAGTGTTACGTCTACGCCTGTGATTGACTGCTCTGTGGATGTTGCGCTGTCCATCTTCTTTGTGATTGCAGTCGGAGTCATCTTTGTGACCTTGATTGCCATACCACTCCTCAGGACCTCAACATCTGCAAGGATTGGATGTGCCTCAGTTACCTGATCCCAGATATCTCTATCCAGTCCAACAGGAAGTGCGAGACCATCGCCGTAGTTTGTGTTGTCAGCAAGGATTGCTCTCTGCTCAACAGTTGCTCTGCCTACGAGATTAGCCATGAAAGCATCTCTGTACTCTTTTGTGTCGATTCCGAACATTTCTTTTGTGTTCCTTTCTTCTTTGATTTCCTCAACGACTGCGCCTTCGCCCTTAATGACGTCAGCGATGTCAGCTTTGCGCTCTTCGATTTCAGCCTTGATCTGTGCCTTGCGCTCTTCCAGAGCATCCATTTCCATCTGGATAGCGTCCATTGCTTCGTTAGTCTCAGCGGACTCTACCTCGGAAACAAGCTCGAGTGAACGTGCTTCGACCTGCTCAATGTCGAGAGCCATGATTTCTTCTCTTGTCATTTCTGACCTCCTAAAAGTTCGGCCTTAGCCTTGATCTTGCGTCTCCTAAGCTCCAGCTTTTCAGCTTCAAGTCGCTCCGCTTGAATCCGCCCGATCTCTCCGTCGGTCAGACTTCTGACGCTTATCGATGTCGCGTCGTTGGCTGGTAGTGAAACAGCAGAAACGTCGTATAACCTTCGAACAGACTTGATGGTTCTCGTTGTCAGTGCTTTTCCGTCTTCGGACTTTGAATCCTCGACTTCGTCAGCCTCGACAGTGAAACCAAAACTCATCTTGTTCGTGTAGCCTCCCTTGATTTCTTCGTACAGCTGGCGTCCCAGCTCGGTTCCACCAAGATCAGCCTCTATCAACAGACCTCTCTCGTCTGGTGTGACTGTGAGAGTATTGTTGCTTATCCTTGCGAATACGCGACCCTCATGGTCGTACTGCATGATCACATCGCTCATGTCTGTGTTGGCGAAAGCGTCTGCATCAACTACCTCGTTGAATCTCCAGTTTTCGTCTTCATACAGTGTGTACGGCTCATTGAATGTGCTCGCGTATCCTCTTACTATCATTGTGTCCGGTTCAGCCTCTTCAGCCTTACGGATCTCCATGACCATATTTCTATATTCTCTATCACTCTTCATTGGCATCTTCTGCACCTCCAAGTTCTTCAGTAGCTTTATACTCACCTCTGATCGGTGCGACCTGTCCGGCTCCATCCGGGAGCGGTGCGTAATTGAACAGTTCGCGGATCTCATCGATCAGGATCGCCCCTCTGTCTCCGAGTTCCTTCGCCATCTGGACCTTCTGAGTCACGTTCATATACTGCAGCCTGTTCGCATTGGCTATCAGGTGAGATCCCTGGGCGCGTTCTCTATCGGTGAACAACATCTTCGTTACAGCCTCGCTGAACTGGATAGCAAACGGCTCGATTGCTCCATCGAAGAAGGCTTCGAGCTGATCGCCCTTCGCTTTGTTCTGGAGCACATCCTCATTAACTCCGAAATAGTTGAACACGTTCTCGCGGATCTGTGACATCTGCTCTGCGTCTATTGCGTATGGTTTAACGTCGATCTGTCTGATGTCCTTGTAGGTGTTCGGGAACAGCAGGAAACCACCGGATTCCGAATCGGTCGACAGATTCTCTGCAGTGAAGCGCTCACGCTCTTTCGCAAGATCCTCAGGCTTTGCGAAGTTTGCCAGCTGAGCCATGAAGCGGAATGTTGCAGCGTTCTTGACGCCTTCCTCGATTCCCTGATTCTGGATATGGATCAGCGACATTGTCTCGTTGAGCGGATAATTCGATGATCCGAAGAAGTCATCCTTGTACTGGTGCTTTGTCAGCAAAGCGCAGTTCTTGAACTCTACTGCTCCGATCTGACCCGACGCGAACTGATAACGCAGCCACAGCTCGCCCTTGTAATCAATCAGCGAGCAGCGCATCGGAAGCACCGGGAAGATCCCAGTCATAGTCATTCGTTCGTCATAAACAGGAACAATGAAAGCTGTATTATTCACATCCAGAATGGTACTGGTCCGATAAAGGAACTGTGACCATGTCTGCCACTGGTTAGGACCCTGACGGAGTTTCACCTGCAGCGCTTTGTTCGCGGATCCATTTATCTCCACTTTCAACTTGCTGATGTGTCTCGCCCTGGCATCCACTGCTGCCCTTACGATCTCGCTCTCGTAGACTGCACCGCCCCAACTTGTAAACGCTGGTGTGTATGCAGTCAGAGTCTGGAAAAGCGTTTGAGCGGAAGACAGAGCCTCCTTCTGTGCTTTCGCTTTGTCCGGTCTGAAAATGTTGTCGAATAAGCCCATAAGTTATCCCTCGTTCTGGAGCTGATATCCAATCTCCGAATACCACTTTTGACGGACTGTCATTGCATCTGCGAGAGCTGCGACTCCGTCAATTCGTGCTCTCTGATTTATTTTGACGAGGCGTCCTCTGCCTCGTTCAATGCTCATTTTTACTGCTGCGTTCAGAAGGTGCGACTTCAAAAGGTCGTTATCTCCGATGTAGATCCTCTCGTCTTTGATCAGACCTTCCATCTCCTGCAGTACCGGCCACAGGTTATCGCCCTGGTAAACGTCATCCATCTGGAATCCCGCAGCGTCGAGATCCTTAACGAGATACTGTGCGCTGTATCTGTCGTATCCGACCTTCAGCGGATAGATCTCGTGCTCGCTGATGAGTTGAGTCACCCACCTGTAAACGTCGCTGTAGTCGACGATGTTTTCGCCACTTAGCGACAGAAATCCACGCTTTATATAATCCCAGTACGGCACGCCGTCTTCCGCTGCTCTCTGCTCAATGCGTTCTGCCGGCATCCAGAAGTGAGCAAGCACGTTGAGCCTTCGGTCCTTTTCAATGACCGCGACAGCTGCAGTCAAGTCTGTAGTCTGCGACAGGTCGATTCCAACCACGCAGTAACAGCCCCGAAAATCTTCAAACCGTATAGGATCACCGCTGATCTTCGCGATGGCCGGTGCCGGTAACCAAGCTAACGAAGAGTTCTGCTTGCTGTTGCAGTACTTCGTCATGAACTCAGCCTTCTTGGAAAGCGACCCTTCTGCGACCGCTATCTCTTCCAGCATGTAGTCGACCGTTACCGATGTGCCAAGATTCGGATTGCTTTTACGCAGCTCGTTGACATCGTTCCACTTATCAACGTCATCTATCATGTAGAGCATCGGAAGCAGCTTCGTTTCCTTGCTGTCACCCAGCAGGAACCGCGTCGACCTCTTCATCAGCTCATCAAAGATCCCGTCGTTTATGTAGCCCGAAGTAGTGCAGGACAGGAGCAGACCTTCAGGCCTTGCGCCCATTCCGGACTTCATTACTTCATACTGTTTCAGACCAGCATCTCCCTGCCACGCTGCGACTTCGTCCATGATGCAGAGGGACGGGTTGAAGCCATCTGACTTCTTCGCGCTGAATGCGATCTTCTTCACAGTGGAGTTCGTTCCGGGGATTGCCAGATCTGACTGTCTATGCCTTGCCAGCATCGAATCGTCATACAGCTTCTTGTTGTGCTGATCCTTCTCTGACAGTCTCTCTTTGAGTTCCTTGTAATCAGGATCCAGTGTGACCATCTGCCACACATCGTTATAAACGAGATCCGCTTGATCAAGTTTTGGTGCTACGCAGAACACTCTGGAACCATACCCGCCGTGCTCGAATTCATACTTCGCCAGGGACGCAGCAAGTTTGGTCTTGCCGTTTTTCCTGCCAACTAAAAGAAGGACCTCGCGGAATTGTCTCCGCCCGTCCTTATCCACGATACCGTATATGCACGAAATGAAGGCCCGCTGCCATAGCTCAAGCGTAATATGCCCCGGAGCAAGCGGTCCTTCGGTGTGAAAACAGTGTTCTTCAATCCATTCGATAGCGTCGTTCGCTTTTTTCTGATCCCAGAAGAACCGCTTCTCCTCAAGACCTTGTATTATGATCGTATAAACAGCCTGTACCCACCTGCCGACGGTATACTTGCCGTTCTTGATCCCCTGATAGTATTCGTAAATCGCGCTATCTCCGAACATATATCGACCATTTCTGCCCGTCTCCGGCTAAGTCTCTCTCGCTTTTTGTAATTTGATGG